CGTGACTCGCGGAAGACGCCTTCAACAAAGGACTTGTCGCTGTTGACTTCGAACCCGAGGAGTGTAAGTAACCTGATGACCCGATGGGCCACCAGGCGATGACAAATAATGTCATCACCAAACACTCCCCAGCATCCTACCTCGAATAAGGCAGGATGGTTCGGTCCGAGAATCCTGTACGGCCTAATCGGCTTTGCGCCGACAGACCTAATACAGGCGACAACGATACAAGAAAACAACAAAGTTTCGAGTGGGAACGTATAACCGTTACCAATTGTCGAGACCATGTTGAGTTCTAGCAGTTCGCCAGATGGCGCTTCCCCGAAAGGGGAGCGCAGCAGCCATAACAAGTCCTTAACAGGACGAGGTAAGGCCCATTCTAGCATGGTTTTACCCATTGAGTCAGAAGCATTGCTTAGATCTAGCGTAGCTAGGCCATCAGTCACGCTTCCGAAACGAGCTGCCTCTTGGTTGATCTGCGGCTGGGAAGTTATGTCGAGTCCAAAGAAGGACACGAGCCTTTCCTCCAGCAGACGGCCGAACCCTAACTGATAAAACATATTCAGGTTTGGTTCAATGGCAATCAACCGAGACGTAGTATCATCTTTCGGGACGAAGCAGAACCTACTACCTGGTACTAACGCCTGTTCTCCCCACCGAGCTGCGCGAATGGATTCCGCGGAGCCCCATGTGGAACGCTGGTCATTAGACACCGCGTTACTATATGCGGCATACAAGGTCTCCGTCGTACTAGTAAGGGGTGAGTCGAAGAACTTCGTATAGAAGTCCTCCCCTCGTGCCCCTACGGCTACACCTGGCCCACACCGACCACGATCGAAAAGATCGTTTAGGTGGAACGTTAGGTTATAACCCTCGGGATAGAAGAACTTGTACAGCAAGCTTTTAAACTCACCGCACAGTTCCTCATCGAGACTAGTATTTGGGTTTAGACTCCAAGTTCTACAGCGCTCATTCGAGCGCAGGAACTTGCCCCAGGCAACTGCATCACCACTTGAGGTCGTCCCACGCGAGCTCGATCTGAGCTTTTTGTAGAACGACTTTACAAGTGATATTGCTGCCACCTGTTGATAGTCTAACTCGGGTGACCAATCGTTACCGGGTTTGAACCCGGACGGAAGGTACCCCGACAGATCACTTAACAGGTCCTCAAAGAGCAGATCTGACATTGCCATGGTCTGTCCTTTTAGCTACTACCCAAGACATGGTTGCTTGCTACCAGTTAAAGATTAACTGGATCAGAGCTTCGACGGTATGTCGGATCTCTGGGTTAGTGGTAACGACCACACTAACCGCAACGGTGAGAGAAGCGATTGTTAATCGCCTCTTTCGTTTACTACGCATAGGGCCCTCCTTAGAGGACACCCTGTACGCAAGTATCACCGATTCCACTGGAGACCGCAGCTTGGCTGAGGGCTCCAATGAAAAGCGACCATGCTGCCCGAACACTCTCCGGGTCTGCGACATCGGCACCAGCCGGTATCGCAGCTTCAGCCTTAAGAAGCATGACTTGCTTCGGCTGACCGGATAACACGTCGACGCCCTTGCGGACGCTGACAGTGTAGGTGTTTTTAGGGACTGAGGGTAGCTGCCCGTTGCTGAGCAACGCGGGGAGGGTCCGAACGACCTTCGGCCGCGTAAACAGCAAGGTAAACGGGTTGCTAGCTGAACTGACCTCGACACCCGTTTGGGTGCCACCCAACGCTGATACAGCGTAGGCCCTACCGTTCACATCCGGTGCCTGGTCGGCAACGAGTGTGTAAGTAGGGGATGTCAGGCCGGTTTGCGCAGTTCCGGTAACTGGGGAGGAAACGTTGACCGTCATGGTTAACACTCCGTGTAGAGTTTGCTATTAAAGACCTAAGCCGAGACCTAACTTGTAAAGCACCACCGCCCAAAGAAGCGTATGAAGCCCAACGAGTGTCTCTCTTTCGACCTTAGGTATATCCACAAGAGCTGCATACTCCTCGCAGGCTTTTAACAGCCTTTGAGTGAGCCGCAACTCTTTAAGGGTACACGAACGGAACGGAACAGAGAACACCCGATGGTAAGCTTCAATTGCTTCCTGGATGGTATGGTTCACACGAAAGGACTCGGGTTCAGTCCAGTAATCCGTGTGCCGATGACCAGCCAACAAAATAAGCGGCTTATTTGCCGCTTCTTTGTAGAACCGATCAAAGGCACTGAAGAGTTCATAACGCTCTTCATTCACGGGAAAACGGACTTCTAGGTCATTAACAATAACCGTGGCCAGATCTTTGATCTTGGACATGGAGCACTCTCCTACATCTTAAGTTAATCGAAAACCCAAGAACGGTCGGACTTTCTACTCGCGATCAGCGCAGCTATATTTAGCCATCGCTGACTGCCCAGACTGGGCACGCGCAGGTCGAAGTCTGGGACGGTTGTCCCGCTGTACTTCGCTCGCACGACGTAAGTATTCCGTCCGACTACTATCGCAGGCGTTCCCGACTGAAAGTTGGCAGTGAGCGATTTATCGCTCATAGCAACTCTTGTCACCTCATTCGTCTTCCTAGTGGTCTTGTTAGCCCACTTCAGAGGAACGAGTAGAGATGACCAGCCGGCGATTATATCACCAATGTTGGTGAAGTAATCAATCAGAAAAGAGTAGGGCACGAGCTCCCAGGCTGTAGGCAGGAACTGCTCGGGTGAAAACCCGAACAGTGCCGCGTCCATAGTCTTAGGATCCCGAGCTTCCACTCGCACAGCTCCACGGTAGATAACTTGACAGCTACCTACCGTACGCGTACTCTCCTTCCAACTTGATATTCCTATCAGCTGGATAAAAGAGGATTCGGAACCGGAGACCTTGGCCTCACCGTGAGCCGTTATACGGCGAACAGAGAGGGATCGACCGACATAGGTTTGCTCAAGTGCTTTGCACCCGGCATCTATATCTGAGATCAAGGGTTTCCACCCGAATGCGTGTTCGAGCCATGCATCGCCTAGGTTCTGCGCTACTCGTCGCATGCGACTTGCTAGCGAGCCCACTTTATGACCGGCCCTTATAAGGCTGGCTTCAGTGTGCCAGTCGGTAACCAACCGACGCAGACCTTGAGCAGGATTTCTG